TTGCGTTGATCCAGCGAGCACGTTCTTCAGCAGGCTCTTCTGGAAGGTAGCCTTTCGGGGTCAGTCCAGCCTTGTGGCCGCAATGAAAATCCGAAAGGATTGCGATGTTTTTGCTCATAGAGAGGTTGCTTGGTTGCAGAGATCTAAACACCGCGCATATCCGCAGATATCAGCCACGCTATCCCTATGACGGGGTGAGTTGGTAAGTCTGGAAAGTTTTACCGCAATCATGCACATGGCGATTTGTTGCGGGGTCACATTGGTTCCAAGGATAGCTCCCCACATTTTAGCTTGTTTGGTAAAGTCTTCAATCGGACTTCCGTAGTCGGTTTGGCGATCATAGGAAGTAAGGCGCTTGGCAATGTCGCACACATCTTCTTTGTCCAATCTAACCATAGATGGGTAGAGACGCAAGGGTTTTTCTAGCCATTGGGCTACGGCGACCTCCGCTCTGGCTCCTTTGGACTTCTCCCACTTGGGAAGCAATACAAGCTCGTCGCATTCAAAGACCGCATCAATGTCCCTTCGGGCACAGTCCTCAATGAACTTGCTGTCCATTTGGGAGTTGTGGGGATCTAGCCCTAGCTGCTGATCCATCCTTGCTGGATTGATGGTTTGATGTCCAGCTTTAAGCAATGTTTCTTCGGCTTCAAAAAATGCAGGATGGTTGAGTTTTGGATAGCCCCTCATGGGGCCACAGATATAGAATGTAGTCATGTATTGTGGTTTAGTTAAAATGGATAGACCTACTATCCATCAAATCGTTCAAAATTTGGCGAATCTCTTCAACAGTAGCGTTATTCCAATGAGGATAAGCATTGTGCTTGAGATGATTGCGTAGCTCGTTATCAAGGTCATTAAGAACGCAATACATATCACCCGCCTTAACTGCTTGCTCAAACTCAACCTGTTCTTCGGGCAAGCTGAAGGATAGTAATCCATTGGCCATATTAAGAGTCTTTGATGATCTTCTTCAAATCACCGTCATCCAAATCGTCATCATCGTCATCTTCTTCTGCTTGCCCGTAAAGGATATCATGGATGTTGGAGACGAGTCCTTCAATGGCGTAGTCATTGCCAAACTTGATAAAGGCATTCTTTGTTTCCTGTCCCTCTTCAAATGTGGCCACAATAAACCCAGAATCGAAATATTCAACCAGATCTTTCGATAGCTTGTCCAAGACCTTTTGGAGTCTTTCGTCGTGGACGGCCATAGACTTAATCGATTTGTTCTTTGCAGTTGCGGCATGTCTTGATTATTCCGACATGGGCAACGTGGATTTGTTCAATATTATTTGATCCGCAATAGTAGCAAGATTTTACTTCGGGCTTGCGGTAGACTTTTTTCTTGCGGGGTTTTGCCTCGTCCTTCATTGAACTTTCGATGGATTAATTCTGATGTAATTCCTTACCAATGAGGATGTTCTAGTCTTTAGCCAAACACCATCCCCAGATTTTGAATCGCGGGTTCCTCTGCCGTTTGTATTTCCCTCTACACACTGGAAGTTTTTCTCACCAACCTTAACCACAATGCCAATATGCGAGAAATCAAAAACCACCAAATCTCCAACTTGTGGCTTGGCTTTCTCGGTTAAAATCTTGGTAGTTGCAGGGCGGGATTTAGCCCATTCAATATATCCAAATGCCGCTGCCGTCTTGGGTCTCCATTTCTCTGGAGTGAGAAGTTTGAGATTCAACCATTTGACAACTTCTGGATCTTTGAGCCATTCGCGAATTATCCACGATGTAAAGGCAGCGCACCATGGCCAAGCTGCTGGTTTTAAGCTGGTTGCAGTTTGGTATTCCCGAATCTTGGCTCCTTTATTGTTGCCCCCAACTTCCTTAACTCCGACTTGAGACAATGCAATCTCAACGAGCTTTTCGATTGCGGGGCGTTCTTTCTTTTTCGGCGCTACGGGAACGCTCGGCTCTGGCGCTGAGTTCGCCTTGGATTCGGATGGCAAGTTCGGCAAGGACGGCGCTGGGCCATCTTTTAATTCTAGCCCAAGTAGTTTCAGGATCAATTGCCACACGGCGGCACTTCTCCAATCTACCATTTGCAGACTCTGCGTCCAATGTCCCAATTCCTAGAAATCCGCTCCACCTCGGACTCCGATGGTGATGCCTGCCTTTCCAGCATCGCTCCGCTTGACTTTGGTAAAGAATCGGAGGGAACCGAATAGACGGACAAAGAAACTTCTGCGATCTTCTTTGGGCGGGACTGGGACGAGTATTGCTTTGAGGACTTCATGGGAAAGAGGTTTCACAGACGTTTCTTGCGGCTACAGGCGGGCTTGCGGGCTGGCTTGCGGGCAGCAGGCACCTCAATAGCCCTGCGGACTTCGGTGTAGGTTACAGGCCCAGCCACGCCATCCATATCTGTATTGACCAAGGCTTGAATCTTCTTAACGCCCCTGACATTCACTTCATTGGTGAAGTAATTAACCATGGAGATCAAGAGGGCTACAACAAATCCTGTGAGGGTTGTTTGGTCTACGGATTCAGCCAACTTGGGATCAATCATGGCGAGCTTAGAAACAACCGCCGCCACAGCCATGGCGATAAGCGGGGTGATGATGCCGCCAGATTTAGAGACCAAAAATGCTAGGATTTTATCTTTCATTTGATTATTCCTCCACCTTCACGCGCTGAACCGCTGATTCAATGGTAAAGCGGATCAGGGACTCGGAAGCATCAATACCATTGCGAAGAGCAGCTTGGGTAAGCTTTTTTACGGCAGCTTCGCGTTTTTGTGAACCAGTTTTGCTGGAATCAGCCAACTCGCGAACAATATCCAGAGCGAGAGGTAATAGGGATGCGGCGGCATCCACAAAGAGTTCACGAAGGATCGGAGCATAGAAGCTCCAAATTTTGGCGGGAACCCCGAATAGATAAGTGAAGAATGATTTCATAAGTTTTAAAGCTAGACTAGAATCCCTTGGATTTCAAGTAATCTTCGATTCTTTTTGTGCGTTCGTCAATTCGCGCCAAGGTCTCAGATCTCTCTTGGTTTTCCTTGTTGATCATTTCAATCCGCGCATCCTGTTTGGCATCATTGGCTTGGATAGACCGCATCTGCTCTGGCAGGACAACCCATCCATTAAGCGCCGAAAACAAGGTGACCATCAGGGCAATGCCCGCAATCAACTCGCTCATCGTGAGCTTTACTCCACGCTCCATGCCTCTACGCCTTGGAATATCTTCAATGCTCATTGATTGGGAAAGGCCTCTGTTGATGGGGTGAAGTTTCCAGTATATATGGCAATACCTTTAATTATTCTTAGTTCATCAATATAATCATTGGTAAATGATTCTTCACCATCCCATGAACTGCCACCAATACCCATTGCTCCACCTAACGCTAAATTTACAGTATTGGTTTGGTTTATTTCAGTATATCCAAATTGAATGCCGTTGACAAACGCTCTCCAGATTGTTTTTTTTCTGGTTACTGCAATATGATACCATTGATTAAGACTAAGCTCTTCTGATTGATGGAAAAAGTCAGCTTCTGCTGCATCATAAAACACCCATATTTTATTTAGATAATCGGATCTATTAAACCCCATACCAAATACTCCTTGTTGATAAGATGATGTTGTTGCTATGTGAACTGGATACTGTTTAGTATTTTCGGTTAAATAAGCCCAATATTCTATTGTAAAATCTTCGGTTCCCATATCAAGAGAGGGGTCTTGTGAAACCAAAATATAATCCCCATCACCATCAAAAGAAGCAGATCCGCTTCCAAACTTCTTAGTAGTTGTATTAATCTTGGCATTTCCATAAGCTGTCAAATCAAGATTATTTAAGGAGGAATCAATAAAGGCTTGCGAGTCTTCTTCACCATCCATGTGCAACAAAAGAGAAACCTTAGAGAAAGAAAAATAAAAACCATCAATGATGGAAGCCACTTGATAGCGCCAAGGCCAGTCAATATAGGTGGCTAGGTTTGCGGGGTTAGCCGTGTCCCCACGATAGGCGGCGGCAATATGCCCCAAGGCTTGTTTCTCACTCCAGTCGGTATGGTTCGGGGTTGGTTGCGGGATTTTGGTGACAGTAGGATTTGGGACAGAACCATTAGCTTCAGACCAAGTTGTTACTTGCCAAGGAAACTCTACATCATCTGAAGAGATGTATGCAACGTCTTCCAATTCAACAAATTCATAAATTAGCCAATTAGATCCGTCCCAATTAATGACGTTTGATCCAGAAACATATCTATTCTTACCATTTTCTTGGCCGCTCAAGGTGTAAGTGCCATTAGATGAGGTAGTGCCCGCGCCCGAAACCAAAACACTAGATGGAGGAATCAACCCCGCAACAGAGTTATAGATATCACTCCACGCATACTGTTTGGGAAGAGAGATGTAGTCTGCTTCGCTTCTAGGTGCGCCTGCGGCTACGGCAATTTTGGCCCAGAGATAGCGTTCTGGGAGGGTGATATAATTGGCAATAGGATTGGATGCGGGAATCTCGGTGACGGTTGGGGCTGGAAAAAGTCCCTCCTCAGCATCCCACTCTAAATCAAGCCAAGGAAATGCAACGTTTTCTTCTGATATATAACGATTCGTTTGAGTTTCATCTCTTATTTTCCAAACTAAACCATCAAAAAATATTGCTAAATTACTAAAATCGTCTGGCTCTCCAATTATATTGTAATATGGTTTTCCGTTATATGTTCCACGTTCAGTATAGGTTCCATTTATGGAACTTGAGCCAGCACCCGAAACCAAAACACTAGATGGCCCAGCAACTTCTCCTTTTTCACCTACTAGCCACTTGGCAAGCATATACCTTCGGGGCTGATCCGCCGCCGAAGCAAACACCGCATCTAAAGTAGGGAGAGCCATAGCCTATGGTCTCCGTCCTTTAAGCCATGCCCATGATGCGCTCACCCATGCCAGCCATCGGAGCGGCAGCTTCCATCTCGTCAGCGGCCTCATCCTCCATCTCATCTTCGTCTTCGGCCTCTTCAGCCGCGATCTCGACGCCAGCAATCATGGTAGGAACAAGGTATTCGCCTTCGACTTTAAAGGTGACGAGTTCTTCTAGAGTCCCGCCATCTTGAACGTCTTCGGGTAGGGTATAGCCTTCAGGTATTTCGATTTTCATAATAGTTATTCTCTCCTCATAGAGCTTGCCTTAGATTTTACTCCAAGGCAAGCCTTGATGAATAGAGACTAACTAATTAGCCCGCGAGGTAACCGTAGCCAGAGCCGCTAGGGCAAGCGACGAGGTCGCCAGCCAGATTGCAGCGCAAGTGAAGCAGATAATACCCAAACTCAGGGAAGATCTGTTTCGCCGCACAGGCCATCTTAGCGCGCCAGTAACCACTGTTTTTGTCAGGGTTGCAGTTCTTGTCGTACTCGTTGATCCAGCGGAAGTCTCCGCGATAGTTCTGAGCATCATAGACAAGCTTGCCAACCTTGAGGTTAGGGTTCGGGACGAGCCACTCAACAGCCTTCGGATGGAAGATCACCGTGGAGGTATACTTCGCAGCCTTGTAGGCGGGGTTGATGATATACTTCGTTCCCTTAACCGCGCCAGAGGCAGCGATATACGGGGCAACTTCGGTATAACCACCAGCGCCGTCATCGTTGAAACGCTTCGGGAACGGGCGGCTATGGAAGACGAATCCACCGTAAGCCTTCTTGGGCAGGAGCGAGGAGCCGTTGGCACCAAGCAGATCGTTAACGCGATCACTGTAACGGATATCCTGACGGACATCTTCGTTGAGTTTGATCAGGTTTTCAATCGTGGCGCGTTCGGCAAACACGTTGAACACAGGCGAGCCGTCATCGGTCACCGCATCACCGTCATCACCAGCGTTGTTCTGGTAGAGGCGGTCATAGAGTTCGCGAAGGACACCAACCGTAAGGACGGAGGTGGGGTTCGGCAAGGAGCCAAAGGTGGAACCAGCGGTCTCAGCGAGGCCAGCCTCGACGGAAACCTTGGTAACAGCCTCATAGTAGTCGTTGTCGTAACGCTCAATCCACTCCTTGTTGACGTTGTCGGCAAGGATTTTGATGTAGTTGTTGACATCATCAATCGGGAAAGCCGAAGTGCGAACGTCTTCCAAGCAGATCCAATCCGACTCAATCGCCTGATGGCGGAGCGAAAAGGTCTTCTGATCGAAGGCGTAGCCGACTTTCTTGACGGGAGCCAAGCAGGAGTTGTCCTGACCAGCTTCGCCAGTGACGCCGATGACTTCCCAGCCGCTGCCAGTGGCAACCGTGCGCTGGGCGATGGTGTTGGTGATCGTTTTGCCCATGTTGTCGGGGAAAGCCGACTGGGTGACAAAACGCAGATAGGGGTCTTTATACAGACCCAAGCGATGAGTACCAAGGGCGATACGTCCAGTCTCGCGCTGGAAATTATCATTGATAGCCTCGCAAGTAGTAGCAGTTTGTGCTGACATATTAGTTGTTTATTTCTATTTGGTTTTAGGGTTAGTTTTGATATCAAGGCATAGGATGCCCGTTTATCGGTTGAGTTTCTGGGCCGCGACCAGAGATTTACGGCTACAAATTTTGAAGGCGCTAACCCGCCAGCGAGGTGTCTGCGACCAACTCAGACTTCAGTCTTAGTGGGAAATTATTATATATTTCCAAAATTGTCAATAGCGAAATTTAGATAGCGCCAATTTTTCTAGCAAAAGCTTTTTCTTCGTCAGATACGGGTTGTCCATATCTTAATTTATTATCAATCTGTCTACGAACTTGTAAAACTTCTTTGTCTGTAAATTTTCTTGGAACATTTTTTCCACCAGTTGATGGATCTACGGCTGCAACACTAGATCCTCCAAGCGCATTGGTAGATCCCTTAATAAATGTATCCCAAGGTTGCATCTTAGACTTTTATCAAATAATCAAATTTGAGTCAAGACTTTAACGGAATATAGATTTTCCGAAGTTCATCAGACTGTCAGCATCTTCATCATCGGAATCCGCTTCGGTCTCGGTGGCCTTGCCAAGGGACGGCGTAGCGCCAACCAGACCTTCTAGTTGAGTCTGGAGTTCTTTGATTTTGCTGTCTTTTTCGGCATTCACCCGCTCCATCTGGGTTGTATAGTGGTTGATGGCCGATTCTAGGAAGGGGACAACAGCAGCCCGTGCGAGGATGGCGCTTCGGTCTTCGACGCTCAAGCGATCCAAATTAGTCTCTGCGGCGTTTTTCTTGGCATTGCGGATATGGCTATTCCAATCATCCTGTCCGTCGATTTCTTGGAGGAAATTGTATCGGTCTTCCAGATTAGTCCAAGTCTTGGCTGTAAAAGCCTTCTGGAGTCGTAGGTCGTTCTCAATAAACTCCTGTTCAGATTGGGCCTTACGGGCAGCTTCTGCCTCTGCAAGGGTCTCGGCTTCTTGTTGGAACCTTTGATGGTATTGGGCCAACTCATGGTATTTATCGGCCATTTTGACGATGGAAAGTTGTTCCATGCGCTTGAAGTCGGAGGTAAGGTCTTCCAGAGAATCGATACGCTTACGGGCGTCTGGCTCAGTCAGTGCTTGCCACAGCTTGGAGAAGTCGGCGTCATTGGCTTCTGCAATGGCTTTCAAATCGCCTTGGAGGCCGCTTAGAGGCTTTTTGATAGTCTCAACGTATTCGGGACTTCTTTCAAAGTTTGCGGTCTTTAGCTCGCGATTAAGCTCTGCCATGCGAGTTTTGTAAGCCTCAAGCTCTTCTTGAAGGGTTTTAACGGTCTCTCCTTCATACTTACCCACCTTCTCTTTGGTGGCTTCCAATTCGGCCTTGAGACGATCCCGCTCTTCACGGGCTTTTTTCATTTCGCCTTTGATCTCCTTCCAGCTTGAGATTCCCTTCTCGGAATCATCACCTTCGGGCTTGTCCGCTACGGGCTTATCGGCAAAGTGGGGGTTGACAGGGAGATCGTCCTCTGAAGTATTTTCATTTGATTTCTCTGTAGTGGCCTCCGAAGACACTTCTTTGGTAATATCTGAAACTACCTTCTCCGCTTCTTCCTTGGTGGCCTTGGGTTTCTTTTCGGTCTTGGGTTCCGCTTTGATGGGAGCTTTTTTCTCTTCTTTAGAAGCTTCCTCTTTCGGGGTTTCGGCTGCGGGCTTGACATCTGGCTCTTGGGTTTCGGGCGCTGGAGTTTCATTGGGTTGAGCTTCGGGGGCTGGTTCGGCATTAGCGCCTCCAAAAATGGTTCCAGCAAAGTCTGCGTCACCCGTAAGGGCGGAATTAAGGATATTAGCCATAAGTTATATTATTTGGTTTCTTCTGAAGTTATATGGGAAAAGGGTTCTGGCAAGTCAAATTTAGGTTTATTTACCTGTCCATAACCAAGAGTTTCAATGAGATCCATAACCTCTTGACTGCCCTCGTAAAAACCCGCGCTCTTAATGAACACTGGCGACAAATCGAAACCTTGTGCCACAGGACTACTGCTCCGCTTCGGACGAACCCGCTTGGAGATGAATTTAAGCCCCTTCTGCATAATGGGCAACGACCATGCCCTCGCCCATTCACCAGCATCTTGATCTGTCCAATCCATTAATAAGATCTAACTATACGCAGATTTTAAATTTGTCTAGTATAAATATTACGCCGTTGTAGCCATCGGGGGTCGGCCTGCGGGTCTGGCGGTTTTCTCCAGAATAGAACTGCGGGTTTTAAGATCATTCAGAGCCATCTGTTGGCGGATTGTTTCCATCTTTTGCTGATGGGTCTCTTGGTTCATCATCCGCTTTTCCTGCATTTCGGCTAACTTGAGTTGCGCTTTTTGAAGTTCCATTTCGGAACGTGGATCAATCTGTCCTTGAGGCGCTTGCTGCATGGCCTGTTCTTGCGCTTGGCTTTGTTGAGCCATCATACGGTTGATGACCTGTTGCTCAAGTTCATCGATGTAAGCCGTAAGATTCTGGAGTTGGCGCTTGAGTTCGCGAACTTCCTGCGCCCTGAAGCTGTTATTAGAAAACAAGACAAGATGTTCTGTAACGTGGTCTGCGGCGGGACGAAGGATCTGCATTGCCTGCTCATCGGCCATCTGCTGCTGACGATGTGCTTCAATAATCTCGGCAATCATCGGGATATGAGCCTCAATATGCACAGCATGGTTCTGGCTATCGTGAACCATTTGCTGGATACCTTGACGGAGGTTTCCATTCTCAAGATTAGCAATATCGTAATCGATGGTACGGCGCGGGCCTTTATCGGAGACGAATAGATTAACTTTTTGCCAACCCACACCAGAGATGCCAGCGATGACAGAACGAAGAGTGTTTTCTTTGCCCTTTTCATCCATCAAGGAATAAAGCTCCATAAGTTGTTTGGATGCCATTTCGGTCATTACGGGGCTTCCGTCACCCATGGCACGGAAGGCTGTGACTTTAAGGAACTGGCGCATACGCTCGACGCTTACTCCCCTGCGAGCACAACGCCTGCGAAACTCAAGAGCAAGTTGCCCGCCCTTGTCATTGGCGGTAAGAAGAGGATTTACAGCCCTACGGTATTGCTCGGTAAGCAGCTTGTTATACGGAGTGTAAAAAAGCTCTAATGCTGCGGCGTTCAATGTCGATTCTTGGCGGGCCTGCTGTACAACCTCTGTAGCAGAACGGGCCTGACCATCTGATCCTGTTTGGCGTGAGCGATAGCTGCCTGTGTTGTTCTGCAACACTTGGCTCATTAGGTTGTAAACAGGGAGACCCTGAGTTGCAATAGAAGGAGGTTGAAGTTGGATCGGGGTCAACCCACTAGGGATGAACGTATAAGGCCCAACCTCAATATATTGAAAGTCTTGGATAGCTTCGGCGTCACCCTGTAACTGAATGAGTCCTGCTGTAATAGCAGCTTGGGCAGACTGGCAAAGAACACGATTGGAAATCTGGATCTGGTTATAGATCTTTTGCTTCAGTCCACGAATCGTGTGGAAGGTTCCTTGTCCGACTCCATAGGTAAAAATAACAAAGCACTGGTTTACATTTCCATAACGGCTGTAACGCTCATAGAGGAAATCCGAAGAGTCGCGGGAACCGATAAGCTGGGTGAATTTGCCGTCGAATTCGCGGTTGTATCCGTAAATCAATTGAGCGCGATGGTATGCCGACTCTCCAGCGTAAAGATCATTCTCTTTGATTTCGCGCTCAAAATCTTCCCAGTGGGCGGTGTAGTTCTTCCATTGATCCCGCTTGGTGGAAGCTTTCCAAATAGCTTGTTTAACTGCATTGAGATTCCATCCCAATTCTTTTGCGGCTTTTGGGTTACGGATATAGCGGTAAAGTTCGCTCACGCTCATGGAGCGTTGGACGATGGCGACCTCAATAGATTCATCTGATACCTTGGTATCGCGGGCCACCTTGAAGTCTTTAAGGCCGCAAGGCTCCCAGAAGATGGAGCGTTCGTCGGGCCACATAGCAACACCAACCCCGTCACCCACAAACTCACGGGAAAGAAGTTGCATGTTGTAGGCATGATCGCTCCATTCTTTAAGCATCCAGTCAAACTCTTCAGAGATGATTTCGGAGTCCTCATTGGAGTCGCCCTGATAAGAATCCATAACGACATTAGCAATACGAGGAACCCCGTTCTGTAGTTCGATATACGGAGCCAAAGCGGCTTCCATGATGGCATTTGCTTCCCCAAAATTAGCATTGACCACATGGGTCAGTCCTTTGGATTTTAATTCTTCGGCATCGTAGGGGGCTTCTCCATTGACTAGGGCTTGCGCCCGCGCCCGAAGATATGCCGCATCCTCGTCTTGTTCGATATACTTGTCTGCAATAGAGACAAGGCTATCAGATGATTTGATGCGTTTTTTCGGGGGACTACCACTTTCTGGTAGATTTTCCAATTCTGCGTTACCGTTAGAAGCCATTGAATTAAAGAGTTTAGGTTATTATGTCTATTGTGTCCAGCCAGTTATGATCCCGTTGGATATGGTCACGGAGTTCGTGGTGTAGTTAGTTCCGTTGTAGGAGACAAAAGTGCGGTTGGTGGTGATGCCATTGCCGATTCCAAGATTCGTGCGGGTTGCTGCGGCTGCGGCAGCACTAAAAGTAATCGCATTTGTATTACCTCCTACACCACTCACAATATTGATACTTCCAGCCGTATAACCAGCAGGATTCATTGAAACGCCTTGGCTGTTAGAATTATTAACCGAAATTGAACCTCCACTGATTAAGGTCTGTCCAAAAGAAAATATAGTGTCAATCACGTTTACTGCTCCAAACCTAGGAGAATCGTTTGTTCCGAGGTCAATAGCATTTCGGAAATTTGAAGCGTTGGTATTAGTCAACGCGCTCCATCCGAGACCGAGATTGGTGCGGGTTAATGACGCCGCGTTAGTTAAAAATTCAATGGGAACAGATGTTTCAATCAAATCGTCCCCTATATAAACTATCGGATCATTCGTGCCGCTCCTAACAGCAAAGTTGCCTCGCGCCCAAACATTCTGAAATTGAACATTGTCAGCAAACTCCAGCAAATTCGTTCCGCTATAAACCACCTGCCCATTGGTCGTGTTGTACCCCAGACTCTTGATTGTCTGGCCATAGACCCCGACTCCCAGAATCCCGAATACAAGTGTAAGTGCTAGTTTCTTCATCATGGTAATACCTCTGTTAGCGGGGTTCCGTCTGTGTCTACTCTGAGTCGGCGTCTGACCCCATTGGAATCCCGAAAGATAATCCCCTTGGCCGCACTAGTGATCTCAATGTCATCCGATCCCACCTTGAAGGCAGCATCGTCTCCCTCCGCATAGGTTCCTGCGGTGGTTCCTGCCACTACGGGCTGGGGATAATATGCGGATAGGAATGCCATTATGATTCGGGGTTTGGGGTATTGAGGTCAGCCACAGCCTCCGCACTGGCCTCCGCAAAGGTCGCCTGCGGCACGCCGAAAGACTCCGCTGGTGCGGGTGTTGGGTTCGCGGCCCAAGAAAGCATGACGCCTTCAAGCCATGTCTTCGCGGCGGTCATCTTCACGCCGAGGGGCTTGCCTGCTTGCATGAGGGCCATTTCCAAGCGTTGCAGGGCGGCGATCTGGTAGGCGGAGAAATACTTGGCGACCACTTGCTCTGCCGTAAAAGTCTCCACAAACGGCACAGGCGGCGGCGGAATCACATAGCTCTCATCCGCGGGCAGCGCGGCCTCAATAGCGGCCTTAACCGTAGCCTCGTCCAGCGCATCGAGTTCGGGGCCGTCCGCTTCGTAAATGGTCAGCTTCGTCGGCCAGCCATGCTCGCGCACTTCGATCTTGCCGCTATCATCGCGGGTTATCTGGTAGCTGAAGCCGTGCCATGTCCTGCCGTCAATCTGGCGAGGCTGGTCGAGGAGGACGTTGTAGATGGTTTCGGTGTTCATATTAAGCAACGCGATAGATTGCTGTGGCCCGCCATTGAACGGTTTCGGAGGCCGCGCCCGTGACTTCCAGTTGCAAGGCTTCGTTGGTATCGTCGGCGGTCAGCGCGAAAGTCCATGTTGGCGAGCCTGCGCTTTGATCAACGCCGAGGGTCTGCACACTGCCGATGAGCGCGGTGTTGTTGCTGCCATCGCGGCGGATGCCAAGGAAGCGGCGGGCGACAAGCCATTTGTCCTGCGTGTCCGAGCGGCGGGCGACCAAGAGGATGTCTACGGCGAGCGCGGTGGAGGCGGCGATGGTGAAGCGCGAGGTGGCGGTGGTGTCTAAGTTGAGGATGGTGGCGGTCGCGTTTGTTGTGCTGCCGCCCCAATAGACCGCGTTGAACGGCAACGTGGCAAACTGTGCGCGAAGGTCTGCGGTAGCAAGCGTTCCGACAGCAGATGAATTAACGCCAGATGCAGTCGCATTGAAACCAATAGCCACGCTGCTCGCCTGACTTGAGCTTGCGCCTCGACCAAGCGCGCAAGAATCGTTGCCCGCCGCGCCCGAATCTCGACCTATTGCAATTCCATTGTTTCCAGTGACCGCCGCCACAGAACCAATGGCAACCGCTTGGCCGTTGCCAGCCCTTGAGCTGTTGCCAATAGCAACAGAATTAGCGCCAGAGGCCACTGACGTTGCCGCTAATCTTGAGCCTTGTAAATTTACGGCATCACTTCCCAGCGCCGTAGTAGTCGGAGCCAGCCCGACATACATTGCCCCGCTGGGCCGCGAGAGCGGGTTGGCGTATTCCAAACGCGCAGCGGTGTCGTTCCACTTGATGAAAGGGTCTGCCGAGTCGATGGTGTTGCCGTCCACGCCCGCCAAGTCGGAGCCGCTGACGGCAAGGACTTGTGAGGCGCTGGAGGCTATGGCCGAAACGCCGCCGCTTACCGTCTGCCAGCTACCATCTCCCCTCAAAAAGTTCGACGCACTCGGCGTCCCGCTGCCCATACGCGCCACAGCAAGCGTCCCACTGGAAATGTTGCTGGCGTTGGTCGTGTCGGTCGTGGCCGAGGCAGCGAGGCCCAAGGTCGTCCGCTGTGCCGCTGCGTCCGCGTCATCGAGCAGGGCTTTGCCCGCTGTCGTAATGTCGCCGCCGAGCTTGGCCGTTCCGACTGCGCCCGAATCAATCGTCCATGTCGCGCCCGATGCGCTGACGGTGATGTCGCCTTTGTCGCCATCGGTGACGCCGCTTCCGCCCGTAGCCGACAACTCCCCCGCCGACAGCGAAAGGCCCGATCCGATTTGGATCTCCTCGATGGAGCCTGTGCTGGCTGTCGTCCTTCCCAAAATTCTCGCGGTGGCTTGGGTTAGGCCCGATGTGGTGATGGAGCCAGAGGCGGCTGCGCCTGTTACGTCTGCGACAACGTGGGTGTGGGAAGAGGCTGCTGCACCTACATCCGCCGCTGCCAAAGTTTTGTTGACCCAAAGAGTATTTCCTGTGTTTCGGGCCAGCACCTGTCCAGCAGACGCGCTTGTAATCAACACATCGTGGAGTTCATCAAGTTCTTGTCCGTTTTGAACTTTGACAAAGATAGATCCTGCCCCAACGCTGTTGCCCTTGACTACCACACCCAAAAATACTCCATGCTCTGGTTGGGTTGGCCTAGTTCCGACATAGTTTCCATCATCTCCAAGCCAAAGTATGGTTCCATCAGCAAAACCGCTTGTAGAGATGTTATTCAAAACACCTTCAGAAATAACGAAACCAGACTGACCATCGGCAATAGCTTCAGCGGTGAATCCGAATGTTCTGGCAGAAGTTGTGTCGCCGTCATTGTCGGCCAAACGAACAGTCGTTCTTTGGCCCTGAGATCCGTAGATATAAACAACCTTACCTTTTGCTATAGACGCGCCTGAATCGTTGTAGACGCGATGGATGGAGGATTGCCCAATCTGCATATTGACATTTCCTCCCTTGAGGAGCATGTCAACCGTTCCGTCATTATCGTTCCAGACCATCTGACCAACCGAAGGAGTTCCATCGGGGCTGACTGTATCAAATCTTACTCCAGTAAATGGTTGGATAGAATCCGATCCACCATCTGCGTGGGTTGATGCATGGGTTGACGCCGCCGCTCCAATATCTGCTGGAGTGGCTGTAGCTCCAGTAGTAACTCGTCCTTTGGTGTCAACAGTAACTTTGGTGTAGGTTCCCGCGCCGACACCTGAAGTAGTTAAAGTCGGATTAGGATAGGTTCCTGTGAGGTCTCCTCCTGCGGGGCCGCTGGGTGCAGTAGAAATGGTTCCCCATTCGGGGGCAGTGGCTCCAGAGTTAACCTTGAGAATTTGTCCTGCGGTTCCGATTGGGAGTCTGGCATTGACGCCTGTAGCCCGATAGAGCATATCACCAGTTGTGGTAAGCGTGGATTCTCCAGCACCGCCAGAAGTGCCATAGCGCGGAAGAATCTGCCATCCACGGGTAGCCCCCGTGTAGATCATCGTGAAGTAAGCTCCTTCGACGTTACATACTAAATTCTCTTCAATTCCCTCAATCTTTGTTCCGTTTCGGGCGATGGTCAGATTGTTGGTGTCGAAAGTATCAGAAAAGTCGAAGATATCTACCGCATCACCATTACTTGGGTTTGCTGGCAAAGTAAGAGTAAACGCCTCTCCAGATGTATCGGCAGCTATAAGGTCTGCTGCTTCTAGGGTTCGGGCGCTTGAAACTACCTCATAGTTGATATCGGGTTGCGGGCCAGTAGGCCCAGCGGGGCCGCGCTCCACAATCTCTATAACCTCAATCTCCCTCTCTGTTACCTCAATGACTTCTTGGCTCATCGGGCAATCTCCTGATAGACCTTGGCCTTACCAGTGGCGAATGCAATATAGGTATAGCCTTGGTATAGTTCGATTTCGTAGACGTTGTCTCCTGCTGTAAGATTTGCAGCCTGTGTGGCGGTGATTTCAATTTCGATAGTGCCAGCGGTTCCTCCAAGCGTAATCCCGTTTCCAGAAGTCAACGTGAGCAATGTAGCACTATCCTTGGCGCACTCACGAATAACCATGTTTGCCCCGTATCCAGAAAGATTGACTGGGACAGTAGACTTACCCTTGCATGACTTTGTTAGATAACGAAATTTTGCCGTCCATGTTTTTCCTTGGACGATGTCAATATCTCTCTCAAGTCTCCAGTAATTGGTCATTGATAGTAGGGAACTCTTACAGAATTGGTTCCGACATAAAATTCAATCCATCCAACAACGTTGGTTGTATTTGTTGGAGCGGAAGCATTGGTATTAAACCCAATCGGACGATGCATTTGCATGGCTCCTGTGTTGGTGGTAATGAGAGTCATTACTTTGTTGGTCGGTGAAATAGAAAAAATATCAGCCTCAATACCTGCATTGGTTGCGGTGTTTGTGCGCGAGCGATCGGATGGCCCGATCATCATAAGGGCATTGTATCCAAAAACGCTGAACACAGCGAATCCTTCACCTCCATTGTTAGTGCGGGCCACACGGAATCCAAATTGAGCCGAACGATTTGTTGCTTCGGCCAAGCCAACACGGAAAAGAGTTTCGTTACTTAGTGTTGTATTGTTTGAAGCAAAGAAATTACCAACACCTTCAAATGGGCCAACATTGGTTTTTAATCCATATAATGTTCCATTTATTGTTAAACCAGCAACTGTTGGGGAAGATCTTTTATTAATTTTCATTGTTGCTCCGTTATCATAAACCACTTCTGGAAATATTTCTGTCCAACCAGTTAGTGGTTGATATTCATAATGCCTTGATGTGTCAGAGTTTGTGATTGTCTCTAGTGAGTTAGTAGTTCCAAAGTTTGGAACTATTGCTTTTATTTGAAGATCAAACGCTGCGCTGTATGCGGAGTTAATATTAATAGTTACAATATCTCCAAAATTAGATTCATTTGTATTTGGCAACCATAATGTTAAGTTTGTAAGTAATGTATTAATAAAAACACTTGCAATTAATTTTTTTCCTCCTCCAGTTATATAATTTGTTTCATTTGAGGAATTAAAAGTAGTTAGCGCAGTGTTCCACATTGATTCTGCTTTAATTGCTGTTAGAAAATTTGTAGTGTTAGTGTTAGTTAACCATGTTGCGCCCAACCCAAGATTTGTTCTAGTTTGTGCTGGCTCTCCAAAAGTAACAGCACCAGTAACAGATAGTGCTCCCAAAATATTGGCAGAACCAAATGTAACGGCATTTGCGGCTCCAAGCCCTATATCAGTTCTAAAACTTGTCAAAACCGTATTAGTCAACCAAGCAGCGCCCAATCCAAGATTTGTTCTTGCGGTTTCGGCGTTGGTTGCCCCAGTGCCCCCGTTTACAATAGCAATCGGAATAGCAAGTCCAGATCCTCCAGCAACCCACTCAAGGCCATTGGCGCTGGAATTTAAGGCAAGAACCTTGCTTTGATTTCCAGTATAGGACGGAAGAACGGCCTGTATGAAGCTGGCATTGTTTGTGTTGGTGAGGGCGGCGAGCGGGAGTCCGACGTTGGTGCGGGTGGTGGCTGCCAGTGAGGGGGTTCCAAAACTTATTGACTCACTATTAAATCGGATATAATTAGTGCCGCCCGCCGTAGCTTCAAAACTTTGCGAAAACACTTCGTCAAATTGAACCGAATCGGATGAACCCAACCCAATCGCCGTGCGGAAATTTGTGACGTTGGTGTTGGTAAGCCATGTGGCTCCGAGGCCAAGATTGGTGCGAGTAGTAGCTTGTAAGAAATTGGCGTTTGTTCCACCAAATTCAGGAGCAACTTCTAAAAATAATTCTCCAGCATTTAAATACAAAACACCATCGCCCTCAATTCGACTTTCATCTTGCAGCCAAATACTTGCATTAGTTCCAGACAAAACTTCTAATCTGCGAAACTGAACAATATTTGTTGCGCCTAATCCCAAGTTGGTTCTTGCTTGGGCGGCATTGGTTGCTCCTGTTCCGCCATTTGTAATAGCGATAATTCCAGAAGTTATTGATCCTCCACCAGTCTGGGTAACCCATTCGATGTCAGTTCCGTTGGAGTTTACTGCTAGAACCTTATTGGTATTTCCAGAATAACTTGGAAGAATTGCGCTTCTAAAATTAACAATATTGGTATTTGTGAGTGCGCTCAAGCCAAGTCCAATATCTGACCTAAAATTTGTAATGCTAGTATTGGTTAACCAAGCAGCAGAAAGCCCAATCGCGCTGCGAAATGTAGATGAGTTGGTGTTTGTAAGAGCGGAGAATGAAAGGCCGAGACTAGACCTTGCTGATTCTGCGTTTGTGGCTGATGTTCCTCCACGGCTAAGAGTCAGTACTCCAACAATATTGGATGCCGCCAAATTGCTCAGAGAAGAACCATCTCCACTGACAATATTTGAAAGGGCGGAAGAAGAAGGCTGAAATGCGGATGCGGGATTTGTGGCCGCGCTACCAAGCCCAAGGCCAGAACGAGCATTAGAGGCATCGGCGCTCCAAAAATTGGTTGGCTGAACAACAGTATTATTTGTTCCAACCAACACATTGCGGGTTTGTCCGAAGCCAGAAACAACCAAGGCTCCACTGATAATAAGTGAGAGAATGATTTTCATTTTACATTAATCGTTTCCAAACACGCTTTGTTCCAGTCTGGCTATCATAGTCGTTGGGACGAATGACAAATGGTTCGTTTTCGGCGTCAGTGCCATTGGTTAGTTGATAGATGGCTGGAACTCCTGCAATTACCACAAATACCACAATACCAACAGCGTATGTTCCGCTGACCGTATTTAGAGAGTCAAGGTCTGTGGCCGCGCCTCCAGTAAGACCCGTGATTGATGGCTCAACACGAAGAATATTAATGCTTGGAGTATTGATTGGAGTTGAGGAAACGCCAATAACGCTGCTGGAAGGAATGGGTATACAAATCTTGCTCATCGGGTTACCTCTGGAGAAATAATTACGTTGCCTTGTAGAATGCGGGTTGTGACGGCCCCTGTTGTAAGCTCAAGGTCATATACGGCTTTATCACAGACCGAGAGGAGGGCCGAGTCAGACGCCGAAATAAACAACCTAATAGATCCCGTAGATTCATTCAAGACGATTCTATCATTACTCGTAGATAGTTCAAGGATTAGTGCTTTTGATTCAGGCTTTGACCGAATATGCATCTTGGCTGTATAGCCAGAAAGATTGACTGGAGCCGAAGGTTCTCCAGTCTCATAAAACAAAGTTTGATTAAATGTTGCCCCCTGAAAAATACAGATATCAGCTTCGGCAATCGGTAGTTGAGCCATAAATGCTAAATAGAATCTACCAATTCTTCTTTAGAGTCAAGGACTGTTTGAGTTTCTTGAATGATTCTTTGTTGAGCCGATTCTTTTCTTCAATCGCCTCACTTCCAGCCATGGCCCCGAATACCTTGCGGGCAACAAACAATCCTACTGCAAATGAGTCAAATAAATCGGGAGACTTTCCAATCCTCTTTTTCATGTCGGTCTTGGACTCAATGATGATCTTTCGGGTTCGGCGCACATATTTTCTCTGAGTCATCTCCCAAGCCAAATCGGGCGTAATCCCCTTAAGTTGCTCGCATTCCAAGAAATAACGAGCAGCAAAACAGAGTTCGGAAGCCATGTTGTGGAACAATTCCTTGCCGACTTGGGGTTTTCCAGTAGCCTCGTTTCTCATGGCGTATTGGGCGCTGACAGGGAGATCTGACGCCGCTCCCGCAAAACTTACTGCATGCCAACCTTTTAGAAGTTCTCGTTCTCCAATAGACCAAAAAATACCACCAGCCGAAGCGTCAACGCCCATCCATTGATTTGGTATACCCAATTTCAGAGACAGGTCATGGATTTGCTGGATCATCTCGTATTGAAAGTCTTCCTGAGACCCAGCCCTTCGGTTCAGGACATACTGTTTTTCAACAGCTATTGCCCACTTCCCAGAGATTAGTCGCCCATACTTGAGATGAGTGAAGACAAACCTGTCGCCTCCCTCTGTGTAGCTTGGGTCGATACCCGCGATATCTTTCGGGGTTCCGTCCCATATTGGCTTGTCCAAAGCCCCATGACGAGCCAGTAGAATATCAGAGACAATCGTGGAATCATCGGCATCTGCTGGAGGCCAGAATCCTCTAAACTTTCTCCAATATTGAGGATTAAGCTCTCCAAGCTCTTTTCGGGCCAAAGCCACATCATTGGGTTTTGGAAGGAATGGATAGCGCAGTCCCTTGCCAGCATCGAAGGATTGCTGGTTAGGGTTGTCTTTTTCAGAGTCAAATCGGATGCACACGCCCTCAATACCAGCCACCCGTATCTTCCAGTTGGGGGTTTCCTCATCCACGCTCATCCAGCCCTTGATAGGTTCGCAAAATTTTCCGTGTGGATCGAAGATGGAAGACGGGTTCCCAGCGCCGACGATATAGAGTTCTTGTGCGCCCTTGAACCCCCAGACGGCTTCGTTGATTACGGATGCAGAGCAGTCTTGTAACTCGTCTATTATCAACACGATACGACGATTTTTTTTACCTTGAAGCCGTTTCTGGGCATCATCCTTGTATTCGTCGCCAGCCGCTAGGAGCATGATGGAGGATGCGTCACTTACCCCCGTTTCGGGGTCGATAATAGCCCCCTCTTCGTCTGATAGCTTGATGATGTCCATGGACTCAATGAGCCTGCCAGAGGCTAATCCCATGTTTCGGGCTTCGCGGTACATCTTGACCAGTGCTGCCCAAATACGCTGCTTGGCATCTATTTTACTCGTAGAAACCACAATGGTCATCGTGTTGATTGGATCGCAGAACCAATTGACAAGCGCAAATGCGGCCATTCCATAAGACTTTCCTGAGTCCGTTCCGCCAGCCAGACCCGTCACGCTTCTGACAAATCTATTGCCCGTAGTTTCATCAACCTCATAAGTCTGGTTACAAAATGCTTGTGCGCTCAATTCTGCCCATCTATGCCATTGAAAAGTTGGCCAAATAGCTGAAACAATATTCCTGTAATGTCGGGCCTTACCTAATCCTCCCCCTTCTGGGGTCAAACCTTGTAAGAAAGCGTCCATCTCAATACGGATCGGCGTAATTGCCTGTCCGTCTTTGGGTAACCACAACCTACCGTATTTTTCTATCCCCTGATCAACTGTTGCCATTTGAGAAATTTCTACTAAACTAATCTGGATGCAGAAAAAGCGCAAGAGCGGAGAGCGTGATTGGGATGCTCCAGAAAACCGACTTAAAAAACAAAACGCATTTAGGCTTTATGCCGCTGGCAGGGACATGCCAGAAGTGATGAAGGCTTTGGAAACCAAGCACAAAGCTACGCTAGAAAAGTTGATCTATAGTGAGAAATGGGATGACCATGTCAAAATTTGGAAAGATAATTCCGAAAAAGAAAACCTTTATCCTTGGGATATTGAAAGACCTATAGCCTTGGTTCCGCCTCCAGCCAAAATGGAAGAGATGGACAAGAGACGCAGGCTTGAATGCATCAAGGGATTTTCCATGTATTGTTCGGGGCGGACGCTGAAAGATATTGCCGAAGAACTAAAGGTCAGTGAATCAACTGTTTGTTTATGGCGCGATACTCAACGCTGGATTCAGTGCCGTGAGCGTCTTACCAACGAGCAATCTCCAGCCCCTTGGGAAGACGATGGTGTGCCTACCTTGATGTCGGAAATCACGGCATCACTAGAGACTATGAAAAAATCGATCAAGTTTCTAACTGGCAAAGTGTTGGTTAAAGCAGCTGATGCCGCGCAAGACCTAGACGGCATGGAGGCTCTTGGCATGATGCGAAACATCAAACAGCTTGCTGAAGCTGCATCTATCAACTTTTCAGAAGGCCCGAATCAACAGAATGCCATTCAGATTAATATTGCAACCAAACTGGAATCAATGAAGATTCCCGAAGACTCAACCTACGAAGCGGAACTTGTAATCAATGAATAGTCCAAGATTTTGCTATCAAAAAAAGAGCAGTGTTCCAGCAGGCGGCTGGTTGGTTAATTGTCCAGTTATCAATGAACCAGTTCGTGGAGGAGACTGGAGTGACATGGTTAACAACTGTGAGAAACTTCTAATCTCAAAAGGAATCACTCCTCCAATAGATTTTGTTTCACAAATAGAAAACAATCTTTGCGAAAGACTTGCTGGCGATTCCAACTGCGTCCCGTGTACCCAAGAAAAACAAACCCTTGGATTTCCGCAAATTGTTCGATGGGTCAAAGCAATGTATCAATTTGCTATCAATGGCAAATTTGAGCTTGTTTCCCAAGAAGAGGCAGAGCGCAGGGCCAAAATCTGTGCAGCCTGTCCCCATCAAATAGCTACTTCTGGATGTTGGGGATGCAAGGGTATAGCTGGAATGCTTCCACACATTGCAGGAGCCAGAAAAACTTCTTACGACATGCAACTCAAGGCTTGTGGGATTTGTGGATGCTATAACGCTGTGAGCGTCCACCTACCAGTTGATGTACAGGGCGGGGAAGGGTTGGACTTCCCAGATTTCTGCTGGAAGTCTAAGCAGGCTCAAAGCGAGTAATCGCTTTGTTGAAATACATATTGGCCACACCAGTAGGGCCGTCACGATGCTTGCCAACAATGAATTCCATGGTGGGCATTTGTCCGTGATCTTGGGATTCTTCACTATGGAGCATGATAACAATATCAGAGTCTTGTTCAATAGCTCCAGAACCCTTGAGATCTGAAAGGCTTGGGCGTCCTCCGCGCTTGTCGGGATCGCGATTAAGTTGAGCCAGTACCAAAACTGGTACTTTTAAAGTCTTTGCCATATCTTTGATGCCCCCGCTAATCTCCTCAACTTCACACACGCGATTGTCTTTACCGCGCTTGCTGTCGCCTTTGACCAATTGAAGGTAGTCAATGATGATGAGGTCTAGGGGTGTTCTTTGGTGGGCGCGGCGGGCTACAGCCTTGAGATAGCCGATAGACTTTGCCGAGCTATCATCGCAAATAATCTCCGAGCCTTGGATTTCTTGAACAGCCCGTCCTAGAGATTGCTTTTGATGCGGGGTTACTCGACCAGAGAGAATATCGGCAGCACCCACACGCGCCCGCGAGCGGATCATGCGTTCCATCAAAGCAACGCTTGTCATCTCCAATGAGAAGATAAGCACCCGCTTTTTCTGATTGAGGGCTACGTTTTCGGCAATCTGAAGGGCGCTTGCTGTCTTGCCTACTGCTGGTCTTGCCGCCAAGACAACCATATCTCCTCCGCGCAAGCCAAACATTAGCAGATCGTCCAATGGGGTTATCCCTGTGCGAATGCCAATACATGGTTTTCCAGCAATTGTAGATTCGATATTCTGAGCAGCGCGATCTAGGGCATTGACGATAGAAAGCTTGTTGCCGTCATCGATTTCGTAGTCAGCCCGCATCACTGTGGTTTCAGACCAGTTCTTGAGTTCTTCGATCTTTAGTTCGCGGTCTCTGGCCTTGTGAACCATATCGTTGGCTAAGTATTCCAATGATCTTCTGTATCGGGCTTCCTCCAGCTTGGGATAATAGCGTTTCCAGTTATTGTGGGCTACACACGAAGTTGCCACTTCGGCAATCTTTTGCTCACCCCCAACGATATCGTATTCGTTGGCAGCTTCGATCTCTCCTTTGACATTGATGATGTCGGCCTGCATCCCCTTGGCAATACAGCGCATGATCGCCCGAAAGATGATCTTGTTCTCCTGTAGGTAAAAATGATCCTCCTTGATTGATAAAAGAATCTCGCGTTGATCCTCTGTCGGTGCATGACAGAGGCAGGAAAGGATTGCTGTTTCAGCCGATGGTTCGTGAATGACTTCGTGCATAGGAAGCGTTAGACAGCCGATTGGGCCTTTCGTTCACGCTTTCTTTGCAAAATCACCAACATAGATTGCCTGCGGCGTTCGCGCTCTTCTTCAGAGATAACCCGCTTTTTTTTCGCTTTTTTGAGCGGGGCTTGCTTGACCGCCCGCAATCTTTTTTCCTTCGTAGTCACACCAACGGCCTCGCATAGGACTTGGATTGGGTAGGGCGCTAAGTCGCCATCTGTGACTTCTAAACCCATCGAATTCGATGGGGTATTTAATCCCGTGGAATCTGACGGCATTGGAAATCTCTCTTGCGCCATTTTATGGAGAGATCCGTCTTTACATCCGTGGATGACAACGGCTTGGCTGGAGATAATTCGGTCTGGGCAAGTGACTCCTTGAACTGCTTGGGCTTCGGGGTCTTCGGCGTAGAAAACAATTTTCCCGTCCTTCCACTGGTAGTTGACACTTTTCCAATAAGTGCGGATAAGCGGAGTATTGTAACCAATGGCCATAAAGTCCCAGCGGCAACGAACGTCCCAAGGTTCTGGGATCGTTCCTGCATTCTTGTAAGCCAAGTTGTAAGTGGACAAGGACTGTGCGGATGGGCAAAAGTCTAAGAAGTTAGGGGGATAGACGGCGCTGCCCACAATCATCTTGTAGATATTTTTCCCATTGGACGCCATGCCTCCTTCATAGAGATGACCCATGATGCCGATCTTTTTATGGTATTCAGTGTCCAAGTCATCCACCCACCCTTCTTTCATCGGAACACAATCTGGCTCCCAGAAATAAAATGGTACGCCAGTGGCGTACATGGCAGCAGCCGCATCAGCAAACATTTGGTTCGGGCCAAGCGGCCATCCGTCAAACCCGTCTTGGACAAACATCTGATCCACTTCTTGAAAAGACTTTTTCAGTTCTTGGATAATAGCGTTGCAATCTTTAGTGCCTTGTTTGGTACAGACATAGGCTTTGTGACGCATATTGAGTCCCATGGCTGTAATAGCCTTGGCAGACTCCATGGCCAGTTCGGCGTCTCCGTTGTGGTAGGCAAAGACAATGTTCATTGTGCGTCGAAGTTGAGCGGCCAGCTTGGATGGACTGGATCTTCCATTCGGACGCGCACGTTTTTGTACCCCTGTCCCATAAGCTTGCTGGCTTCCATTTCGGCCTCTTCTTTGCTAAGTCCGTGTTTGTGAAGCTCCACAATTTTGTCTCCATGGCACACAATGTATGTTTTATTATTATCGCTCATTTTTTCTTTTTCTTGGTTTCTGCTTGGTTGATGTATTTGGCAAACTGTTCAGCGCATGTTCTGGCCATCTCGACTTCAGATTCTGGGTCGAAGAAATAACCGCCACGTTCAGCGAACAACGCCTCCATTGGCATAGGGGTTCCTCTACGAAATCTGGGGCCAACCACGAATGGGGTAACGGAATCTTCATTGATGACAGTTAAGACTACTTTGAATCGGGCCATGGACTCCAATACTTAATCACGCGCTCAAGGATATGTCCAATCCCGCTCCATCCATGGTGGGGATGGTAGTGGCAGGCCCACTTCAAAGGAGGGTTTGACTCGTCGTTTTTGATAAGATAGATTCCCTCTGTATCGGGCTTCATCTGGTTGTAATCGTTCCAAGTAATCATAGTAGGTATGACAAGAAAAACTCCACTTCGTTCAAAAACTCCCTTGAAGCGCGGCAACTGGTTGCGGGCTGCATCGAAAAAACGCCAAGGTGAATACAATCAGTATGCAAAGGAGAAAAAGGCGTACCTTGCCCTCCACCCACAGTGTGAACGCTGCAAGAGTAAAAAAGCAACCGATCTCCACCACAAGGCGGGCAGGGTTGGTCAATGGCTGTGCCGTTACGAATACTTCGCGGCTCTTTGCCGCCAGTGTCACGATTGGCTCCACGCCAACGGCAAGGAGGCCCGCAAAGCTGGTTGGATTATCGACGTTCATAAGATAGGTCTTGCTGATAGTTCTGCATCACAGGATCCCATACCTTCCCTTTCGGAGAGGTAATCCTTTTGTAGGTATCTACGGCATTTTGCCAGCTTGTTTCAAAAGGCTGGTTCCACTCTTCTTCTGGTGGGAAGTTCCATGGATAGGGTCTTGGATAGGAAACACACCCACTTGCAATAAGTAATGCTAATCCTATCCCTGCTCTTTGAAGTCGTAGAACCATAGTTCCTCCTCGCTTTCGCTGACCCATCGGCTACCGACATGCTCGCAGCTAAACTCTTGGCTGAATACCTTCCAGTCAGGTTTCTGAGGGAATTGCTTGGCAATAAACGATCCTCCGTCCACCCACACGCTTGCGCGATGGCGATGTTGATTTCTGCGCTGGTCATTTCGCCTCCTTTTGGATGTCTGCCAGAGCCTTGCGAGCTATCTGCAGTCCCGTCCAATTTATGCTGTCTCTGTCCTCGGTGACTCTACGGCTGATGGATTCAGCCCAAAAAACACACATCTGCAACGCCTCCTTGTAAGCATCCCTCTCCCTCCGCAACACACACATGGGGCGACTGCAGGAGTCCCCGCAACTGTGGATCGTGGAGGCTTGGAGGTCGTCGATAAGCCTGTTTCGCTCCCGCTTTAGTTCACAAACTTGTTTGTGTTTAATTCTGGCGTTTTCACACGCATCTTTCCATTTGCTATGCCAATAATCCTGTGCAGCTTGGATCTCGCAAAGTCGTGTTTCGGTCTCTTTGCGAGAACGCTCCCGCTGATCGATGGCTTCGTTGGCGAAATCCAACTCGATCTGCAGTTCCTCGACCTTGCGCTGCAGGGTGTTAATTTCCTCTCTGACGAGGCATTTGTCTGACCTGTAGACGAGTTGTTCTGGTTCGTCTGCGTAGCCGTAGCTCCCGCAGGTAAACCAAATACGCGCTGTGGTTCCGTCCAGTTCTGGTGATTCTTGCGGCGAACCGCATTTCGGGCAGGTGTTCATCAGTATCTCCTTTGCAGGGTCTTGGTTGTTTGCGTGGTGATGTTGTAGAGCATCACGGTTCTGGAGTGTCTGGGGAGCAGCGCGTTAAACGCTTCGTTGGCTTCAGCTTCGATGTCGAATAGCTGCTCATGGGGCTTTCCACCTTTGGTGTATGTGATCAGCCATTCTTCTGTTGTTGTTACGGTTTGGGTTTTCATTGATGTATTTTATTTGATTTTCTTTAGAACCTTTCTGTAGTTGTTCACGCCTTCGGGGATGGTGGTGCTTGCTTTTCGGCGTCAGAAGTCATAGCGGTAATTCTGCTTCTCGTCCGTTTGGTAAACGACTTCATGCAGCAAGAGCTTCGGCAACTGCTGAGTATTGATCACGAACGACGAGTCAACAAACGTCAGGTGGTTGTTTGGCTGGATGGTCATGCGCCCGTTGTCGAGCTTGCCACGATTTTATTCATGCCAATGGCCGAGAATCCCGCAAGCAAGGCTGGATCATTGATACAATTCATGTTCCTCAAGATCCCGACCAAAGTCAGGCTCATACTCCCGAATAATCGGATTCCACACTTTATTGCGCGGTGCTGTCAGATTCCGCCAGTTATCGACAAGATTAACCCAGCTTGTCTCCAGCGGAGCGTTCCACTCTTCCTCTGGGGGGAAGTTCCACGGGTAAGGCCGTGGATAAGAAACACAACCGATATTGATAAGTAGTGCGATTACTATCCCTGTTCTTTGAAGTCGTAAAACCATAGTTCCTCCTCGCTTTCACTAACCCATCTACTGCCTGTATGTTCGCAGCTAAATTCTTGGCTAAACACCTTCCAGTCGGGCTTCATAGGGAATTGTTTGGCGATAAACGATCCCCCGTCCATCCATAACACACGATTGTTGGGCTGGATGAAATACTGCCCATCACCCGCAAACACATGGCCACATTTGTGACCAGCGGCCATTTCTCCGTAGCCGCTAGTATATTGAGGCCCGAAGCACCAGTCCAATGTGAACATATACTTGGCAGACTCAAAGGATTTGTTCTTGAGTATGATGTTTGCCGCTCTATTCTTGCAGTAGTCCAGAATATTGACCGAGCAATAGTAGCTCATTGAGTCCCAGAGTTGTATCCAGTCTAACGGATAAAACGTCCCTCCAACATCATCAGTGTGGAGATAGTGGATCGGAACTCTGGCGTGTTGGCTTCCGTATTCCGTCATCACACTAAACATTCCGCAACGTTGTGGGATTGACGTATAGGCAAATACCTCGACTAACTGCCTTTCGCGATTGACGTTGGGTTCCAAATCATAAAAGAATCCCTCGTCTACAAAGGCAAAGAATGTCGGTATATTGACGTTGAGATAATTGCTCATTTGTCGGCAATCTGTTGAAGGAGTCTTGTCTGACGGCGGAGTTCTTCAAGCTGATGGCTGGCCGCAATCTCCGCACTTAAACGGGCGTTTGATTCCTTTAACTCCGCATTGATCCGCCTCATGGTCTGAAGAAGGGTATCCTTTGGTTGTGGGGAATCAACAGATCCGTTGATAACTTGAATACGGCCCGAATCCAAATCAAAGACTGTACCCGAAAAGCTACCGTCTTGTGCCTGAATATTTGTAGCTAGTGTTAATAACAGTAGTAGTTTTTTCATAAAAGAGATTGGAGGCGGGGTGGCGCGGACTTCATTGGCCCCCCGACCTTTGAAGCTTTCGCATTTTCATGCTGGGTCTCCCCACCTCCAAAAGTGGTGGAGGAGTCGGCATTGCAGCCGAGTCCGCGCATTAAATGGCGCGTCGAACCTATTCTCCCCCGTAAATTATTCATGGAGTAATAGACCACATCCCCTTCGGGGTGTTCAATGTTTTTTTCTTCTTTTTTCTTTGGGGGTATTCGGCGGGCTAAAGCCGTGCGCCCGCCTATATAGCGGCTCTCTTTCGCCTGAACCCCGAACGCCGCCGTCATTGGATTAATAATTCCTTGAGCTAGATCCGACCGATTGACTACACCTCGCCCCCGCAGGGGCAAAGGCATAGTCAAAATTGGATTCTCATTCCTATGAGTGAGTCCTCCGCTTTATTCCACAGATTGCGATCTAGGCTCCGAAGCCGCTAGTAGACCTTCAAACAACCGCAATCGACCTCCGAGGGTATTATCCCTCGCGCTTACTCTGTTGGCTGACACAATTTTTGTATATTTTATGTGTCAGGCTTGAAAGAAATACTTATATCTTTTTCTTTCAAAAACCAGAGATTCCCACGCCGCAATGTGTTCAGGCTATGGGACGGATGGCTGATCCGTAAGTGCGGCGGTTTTATCCTTGCATACCTCGTTACGGGGTTTAGTGGCGTATGTCGCGCCCACCTTACGGCTGTCTTTTCCAGACATGCGGAGGCTACGATACGTTCAAAAATAAGTCAATACCAAAAAAGAGGGTGCGGCTCCGAAGCGAGGTCTGGAAAGAGACAACCGCAACAAAATGGAACCGCACCCAGATGCAAGGAAAGGCACAGAATACACTGGAGTTGCACAGAGTCAACAAGAGAGTAAGATCTTTCTGTGGATAAAGAATCCTACAAAGCCTACTTGCACACCCCCTACTGGAGGGAAGTAAGCCGACTTGTGAAGAAGCGGTTCGGGTGGAGGTGTGGGGTTTGCAATAGCCCGCTAGAACTCCAAGCCCACCATCGCACCTACGAACACCAAGGGGACGAACTCAACCATCTGGATGACCTGATCTGCCTTTGCAAGGTGTGCCACAAATTGTTCCACAGAGAGCAGAAGAAGAAAACCCGCAAAAGAAAAGCGCGGCTCCCGAAGAAACCGCGCCAAACTTCGACCACCCCAACTACCCGTTAGAGAAAGCCCTGTGGGCTTTTGTCATTGAGGTGGAACCTTTGCAAAGGTAGCGGGAGTGAGAATTGAACTCACGGCCTTCAGGTTATGGGCCTGACGAGCTACCACTGCTCTATCCCGCGATTTAAAAGAACTTAGTTGACGGATATTGAACAACAGCTAGGTTTGTAAGTCAACACATAATCTTATGATCGATACAACCATTCTACCTACTGAAATTCAAGAAAACCCCGAAATCACCATTGGCGAACTGGCCGTAAAACATGGATCAAGCTACCATGCCATGGCTTCGGCGTTGAAGCGGACTGGTATTCGGGCCAAGCGCAAGAAGACTACCAAGAGGCGAATGTCCAATGGGGGGCGGGCTTTCAAAATCCTTGGCTATCTCATGGCCAACCCTGAAATGAACTTCACTGCTGTTGCCGAACAATTCAATTGTACCCGCGAGTATGTAAGCCAGATTGAGGCCATTGCCCGTGAAGAGGGGATCATCAAGTGAGCGTATCTGAAACAGATATACTTTTGAGCAATCAAGAGTTTGACAGGGTTCCTTACGATGAATGCTGTGATCAGCTTGCAGATCTTTGCCGAAAACTAGAGAGCGAGCGCGACCAGACCCGCCGCAACTTGGAGCTTGTTGCCGAAGACTGCGAGGCATGGCTCAACTCTGAAAACGATGAGCCGAGCGCCGATTTCATAAAACTTGTAGCTAAATATGCTAGGGAGGCCATCAAATGACCGTGGGACGAGTTTACTCCAACATCAATCCCGTCCATGCGGATGTGTTTGAGGTATTGCTACAGCAGAAAGAAAGGCAGTTGGAGAAAGCCCGCCAAGCATTGATGATGTGCATTGCTCCTGACCCCGAAGCCGAAAAACTCAAAGAGGAAGTATTGCTTGAGCAATGAAGGAAAAACTTAAAGACATAGATAGCGAAACAATCAATCTTGTAATCTCCGTGTTCGTGCAAGAAGTGGAATACCGCGCCGAAGAAAAAATGCTAAAGACTGGCAAACTGGAAGGTTCGCATTACGCCGCGATGAAACAAGTAGCAGATGAGTGGAAGCAATGAAATACAGAATTCAAGAAGTAAAACAGGAGGCTTACTTTCGCTACTTAGATAAAAAATGGCAGGAAATTACTGTTTACTACCCTCAATACAAAGCATGGTTATTTTGGAAAAACTTTGAAGAAGTTGGTATCGGGCCTAAGTGGATCTACAAATACGCACCTTATTTTAGATCTAAAGAAGAGGCTGAAAAATACTTAAATGAAATCCCGAATCCATGAACGCCATATTCTGCTTAATCTGGAATATCTTCGTCTTCGGCGGAACGGCCTATCTAGTGGGCTGGCAGGACTGGAGTCCTTGGTGGTTTGCGCTGGCTGTGATATTAGTGCTTAAACCATCATCAAACCCCGAAACATGAATGAACTACCAGCGGGCTATGTGGAAGTAAGCAAAGGAGTCTATGAGCGAAGAGACATCATCAAACAAAAGGCTGGTGCTAAGACTAAACGTAAAGCACCGCCTACCATCACTCAACCGCCTCTTTTCGATGAACCACTTTCAGAGGTTGAGGGAAAAGAAGGAGATCCAAGCCGCTTGCTTGTCTGCATTGAAAGCGTCCGAAAAAATCGACTCCTCGACACCGACAATCTCTATGGTGGTGCGAAATTTTATTGCGATTTTTTACGCTACTGCGGGGCAATCCCTGACGATACAGAAGACCAGATCGAACTCAAAGTCACGCAAAGGAAAGCGAAAAAAGGCGAAGAAGAGAAAACCATAATTGAAGTTTGGGACAGAAGCCAGTAGTATAGGGCAAATGAATCAGAGCCAATTCGATGCTGATCTAAAAGTCGCCTACGACGATACGGGAGTTCTGATGCCATTCCCAGAACAAGAAGAAGGATTTTGCGACAACCCTATCAGAAGGTTATTTGAACAGGTTGAGGAAGAAGATGTCGAAGAAGAGGAATAAATGGATCAAAACACCATTAACTTTCTGGGTCGGTCTATCCTCAAATACCGCCGATTCAAGCTGTCTTTTGTTCCGCAAAAGTATCTGATTACGGGCAAAGCCACCTCTGTAGGGTGGGCTGATGATAAAGAGCTACGCATAGCCACCAAGCGCCCGCTTTCCACATGGCTGGATGTCTTTGTCCATGAGACCTGTCACCTAGACCAGCAGACGCAGAGACCAAAGTGGCACAAATCCAAAGAAGACGCCCTTGGATTTGTGGATGAGTGGCTGGCTGGCAGACGAGTAGACTATGTCGATAAATATATCCGCCTAGTCGTTGAACTAGAGTGGGATTGCGAGATGAGATCTGTGCGTAAGATTCGGGCCAACAAGCTTCCCGTAGATCTCAAACGCTATGCCCAGATGGCCAACGCCTATATCTTGGGCTACCATTGGACATTCAATAATCGAAAGTGGTGCAAGAAAAGCTACGAGACAAGCCGTATATGGAGCCAGATGCCCGAAAAAATCATACCCCTAAAGACGGCATTATTTCCACCTAGCAAATTGACCGATCCATACTATGATTGATCTGATGGATGGACTTAATGGCAGCAACGGAAAAGACGAGGATAGTTATATCCCATGTCCCGCCTGCTCTCAGCTTGAGGAGATAAAAGAGCTAATCTCCGAATACTCAACTTTCCAAGGAGAAAACCCATCAATCACAATTGATCTTCTTGTATCAGAAGTAAAGATGTGGAGGACAAAGGACGCTTACGAGCGCAAGCTTAAAACCACCATGATTGGTGGGATGGTGAAGAAGTTGCAGGACAATGGATTCCAAATGGATAGCTAGGTATACCAAGTTGGCAAAAGAGATTGCTACTTGGAGCAAGGACGCCTCATCGCAAGTTGGCGCTGTGATTGTTCGTCCAGACCGCACGATAGCATCCGTGGGATTTAATGGATTCCCGCGAGGGGTTGAAGACACCCACCATCGGATTACCAACAGAGAGGTTAAGCTTCTCTACACAATCCATGCTGAGATGAATGCCATCTTGTCGGCCAAGGAGCCTCTGGCTGGATACTCTATCTTTGTCTGGCCCTTCCAGCCATGTGCCCATTGCGCGGCATCTATCATTCAATCTGGTATCAAGGATGTGTATTGCCCGTTTAACGCCCATCTAGAAAGCTACGAACGCTGGGCTGATTCCTTTAAGGCGGCTCTCCAGATGTTTGACGAGGCTGGGGTTAGGGTTATTTTTTCTTGACATCAAAGCAATCCCGATCTTAATTGTCGGACTTAACTATGAGCACTGAATTAGCCAGAACCTTTGAGAGGGTTAGCGGATGGCGGGAGTATTCGGAGTTTGAACACGACCATGAGGGATATATCACCAAAGAAAGAGTAGGTGACGGATCGGCTTTTTTTCTTTGGAGGGTTGACAAGGAACCCGTCCACCTCGACCATATGTACATGGATGGAAAAACTTTCATCCGATTTACAGATAACCAAAATTTATGAGCGAAGAAGCAAACAAAACCGCCAGCCCGCTGGCCCCCGAAACCCTCCAAGAGCGCGTAGACAAAGCATATATCGCAAAAGGCTACACACTTCTTAACGGAGGAACTGATAACATCCTGATGATTCAGGGAGAAAAGAACGAAACCACCGCCGACATCCTGATGACCTTTGACGGCGTCAAGGAAATGGTTGATCAGCTTGAGCCTGACACTCAACCAAAAGAAGAAAAAAATGACTAGCATTTGGCTGATCGGGGCAGTTGGTATCTGCTATGGGATTGTTTCAATTGAGCAACTCATTCGCGGAAATATCGCCCTATCAGTTATCTGGGGAGGATATTGCTTCTCTCAATGGGGATTACTTTGGGTAACACTTTACGGAACCAAGTAATTCTGGTATAATTTCCGCTTCGTTCTTTTACAGAAAGGAGGTGGGAAGATTTGAACAACTACTACACCAATGGATTCGGTATTGTCTACGGCCCTTACGGGAGTATTGGATATGCCCCGCGACCCAAAACGAAGCAGGATAAACCCAACTGTTTCGGGTTGTGCCGCTGGATTGCGTGTCTTTTTCTGTAGACTAACGGGTTCAAACTACAGAAACAAAGGGAGGGGGCAATTAGTCCCCTCCCTATTCTTTTTATGGAAACACTAGGATTAATCTACACAATGTTCGGCTGTCTATTTATTGGATGGTGGAAGGTGACAGGAAAACACATTGATAAAGACATATGATCGACTACCTTCTGGCCTATGGGATGTTTATCGCTATCGCGATAGTGGCTTTAAAAATAATTAAGGATTCAATCAACCCGAAATGAAACCACTACTATTCATCGCTTCTTGTCTTGCCACGACCACATTCTGGCTTTTTGCGCTTTATGGAGTCTACGCCTACTTTTGGAAATAAACTGGATAACTGGATCAAGGCCCGATTTGCCGACCAGAAAGAAGTCCTTAACGTCTTGCAGGAATACGGGGTTATCTCAGACAACTGCGTTAACGTGGAAGATGTGGGCAACGACAAGGAGTCCATGATCTGGCTGGCAAAAAACTTTGAACATTTCAAGCGCCATGGTGTCTAATAGCTCAATGGAAACATGCTATGAAATAGGTCAGTCGGCGGAAAAGAGGTTTGCCACAAAACTTAGCAAACCCTCATTCTCCACTCCAAAGCAGGACATGGAAGAGCATTGGGATATAGAATCTTTCGGTAAGAAGTACGATGTTAAGGCCATGAAGAAGTGGAGGCGGTCAGACCCCGAACCAACAGATCGTATGCACTATGTCGAGCTACGCAACGTCCACGGAAATAGTGGATGGCTTTACGGCCAAGCCAACTACATTGTCTTTGAAACAAGATCCTACTGGCTTGTGGTTCCCAGAGAGGATCTGGTCAATTTTATTGATGGGGCCGTAAAAAAGAATGAACGAAGCCCACAACCCGAGGTCTATAAACTTTACCAACGCCACGAAAGAAAAGATTTGATTACGGTAGTTCCAACAGTGGATCTGCTGTCAATCACTGAAACAGCAATAAAAAAATAAATACAATGAGCAACCAACAACAAAAAGATAATTCGGGAGCATTGTTCCCGAACAAAAGTGATAACCCTAAAGCCCCGACACACAAAGGCAAAGTCATCGTCAATGGAGTAGCCTTGGATGTGGCAGGCTGGAAACAGAAGTCCCAAAAGGGAGTGGACTACATCAGCCTCAAATTCTCTCCTCCTTACAAGAAGGAAGAAGAAGTAGACGAGGCTTTCTAAGCTTTTGGGGCGGGAGAGGGTCTTTTACTGGTGTTTTCCTCCTTCTCTCGCCCCACCTACTACACATGAACGCAACTATCGCACAGCTTAACGACGATCTCGTCCACGCCGAATCAACGTTAAGAACACTGTTGGAATCCACCCGTGACTGGCTGGATAGCGAGATCAAGGAGTCTGGAGAAGACTTTGTTAAGGGGATGCAACGCCGCATCATAGACCGCCATCCGCAATTGGGATGGGTTATTGACCCATTGGAGTTTTAGCCATGGCTGGTAAAGGAGTGTTGACATTGTTTTAATACTGTGCTTTAATATCAAGCATGATCAAAAAACTATCTTGTGGAACACAAAGAAAAGATGGAAAAGTATTTTGGCATTATTTTGCAAACGGTTCCGAATATTGGGTCTCTCCAGAAAAATTTCACGACCTTAAATTTAAAAAAAGCAAAAGAGAGAAAGAATACGAAGCCATAAATAAAGAAAAAATTGCCGCGAGAAAAGCGGAATATTACAAAAAAAACAGAGAAAAAATACTTAATCAAACAAGGCTTTACGAACAATTAAATCGAAAAAAAGTAAACGAAAGAAAAAGAAAATATCAATACAACAGAAGAAAAACAAATTTTAAATATGCTTTATCTTGTAGGTTAAGATGGAGATTTAATACTGCACTACGAAAGCGGAAGTTCACCAAAAAAAGCAAAGTTTACCAAATGGTTGGCTGTGATTGGGAAACATTAAAGCAGCATATTGAAAGCCAATTTAGAGATGGTATGGGCTGGCACAATTTTAATCAAATACACATAGATCATATAATTCCTATATCTTCAGCAAACACAGAAGAAGAAATGGCTGCGCTTTTTCATTATAAAAATCTACGACCATTATGGGGACACGAAAACTTAAAAAAGGGAGCAAAAATTGAGCAACAGTAAGCCCAACGGTAAGGGAGATCGGCCAAGAAAAGTGAATGGCCCGAAGTATCGGGACAACTACGACTCCATCAAGTGGGGGAAGAAAAAACCAGTTGACCAGAAGAAGCCCGAATCCAAATGAAAGACATCAACAAGCTCTTAAAGCATGGAAGGCTGCTTCCCATCTACAATGCTCTAGGAGACACTTTGTGCCTCGTAGGCTATCGTCGCAAGCCAACCAGCAGAAAGTCCCACCAGCGGCCCTTTATGCTCAAACAACCCATACCCTTGGGGCCGATTGAGACCAAGCCCGAAGCATGAGCAACAGATACCTAGAGTACATCGGGATCGACCCCGAACCCACAAACCTAATCCCCTTCTCCTGTATCTACCTCTTCAAGGGAGAGAAGCATAGAATAGTGATCTACGCCCACAACTGGTCAGAAGCCCATAGCTACGCCCAATACCACGGGCTAGTCGTGGAAGAAAAACTATCCTTCCAAGAAGGGTAGAACCCCGCAACCAGATGACCTACAAACAACTCTCAGGACTAATAATGGCAACCCTAACCAAAGAGCAGGAAGACAAGGAAGTAGAGATAAGAATAGAAAACCACTCCTACTCCAACCTATGCCTAGTATCAGAAGAAGAAGACATCTTCCTTAACCCCAACCAGACCGAACCTGTACACAAAACCCCGAAACATAGACACGTTCCCCCCAATATGTATAAGCCGTAGACATATTAAAGGATAGAGACAATTCCTTTAATAGAGTAACCCGTTATAAAACCAACCCCGAATTTATAACAGAGAAAAATATTTAAGACGGGGTTCGCTTTAAATAAGGGGGTAGGGGGTAAGACCGAAACAGAAGAGACGGGGGTGGGGGCTAGACAACGCTACGCTCTACCGCCCCTATATAAGGGCGGATAGCGCGATAGCGTCCACGCTACACCACGCTCAAATAGCGTCCCATAGCGTAGTAGCGTTCATTACAAATTATTACTTGACGGGTTACTTTTGCACAGAAAATTTTCGAGAGGGGGTATTTTCCCAGTCGCAGTGCCCGCGCCAAGAGAAGGGTGGGGGGGAGACGGGTGTGGTGGGGTCTGTGATCTGCGAGCGTGTTATCGGTGGCTGGCTGGCTGTCCCCGCCGTGCGCTGTCCCCCGTCCGCACTGATAGTTGCGTCCCGCTTGTCACGCCATCCTGCCCCGATCCCATGACCTGATAGGTGATTGTCCGCTTATACGCCCCGCAGAGGCGTTTTGATTAGTCGCCCGCTGTCTAGGTATTGCCAAGTCTACAGAGTAAGCGCACAATGGCAAGCAACGCGAAAGCGCACCTTCCACGGGGAGCAACCCCGCAAGCATAGGGGCAAACCCCGAAAAGAAAAACCCCGCCAAGCTTTCGCCTGACGGGGCATGAGAGGGAAGCTATGCCTTACTCGTAATGCGGGCGCGGCTTATGGGAATCGTCATTCTCGCCCTTCACCGATTCCAGAATGGCGAAATGATCCTCGCCACTATCGGCCACCCGATTCGCGGCATCAGGCTCGGCGACCTGATCAAGATAATCCTCCGCCTCTGACTCGCAGGAAAATCCGACAGACTCCTCAAGGAAGTTGCGGGTATAGTACCAGCCGCCTTCCTCGGGGCCGCCATAAAGCTGCTCGGCACGATAGATTGAAACGTAGAAGTTATGCGCGGCAGTTACCTCCGCGCCCGTGGTGTTTTCGATGGTGTGTGCGTTCATCAGGGGCAAATCTATCTCCCCCGCATTAATTGTCAAATGATTTTTTTAATCATGCCGAAAATAAAACGGACGTTTGATCGAAACGAAATTTCATTTCAATTTGAATTCCCGCACTTGGGCAAGCCTATTCAAACAATCGTTTGACTTATTTTCTTTTTAATTGAAAATATTCTTTGACATTCTCCTGCCCCCGTCCGATTCTCCCCGTGCATGAAAACCAATGCCACCGAAATGGGCACGGGCAATTGCGCCGTGCGTTTTACCAAAACCGAAAACGTGTCTTTTGAGAACATCGGCGGATTGCTTTGCTCTGCTTTTGAGGGCGGAAGCAATTACTGGTACGAAATCCATGACTATGTTGAGCCGAAAGAAATCACCTTTCAGGCAATGAAGGGAGAGGTTTTCCCGCATATTGATTACCCTCTAAACGTGGGTGGAGCGGTGATCGTGGGAGACATGGAAGCACCAGAAGAAGCACCGAAAAGATTAGACATGGCAGCTATTAAAAGGGGATTGAAAGTCATGGCAGAAAAGTATCCTCGCCACTGGCAAGACTTCGTGAGTGAAAATGACGATGCAATCACGGGGGACGTTTTCCTTCAGTGTTGCTTGTTTGGGGAAATCGTATACGCCTGATTGCTTCCCCGTCTCCCCGTGGCTTATGTCGCGGGGAGCAGGGGAGACAATTTCGCTAAAAACCATATGAAAAACAATCCATCAAACCGCATCAAGCTTCATGCGCGATGCATCATCAAGAATCCATCCCGTGCGTCATTCTACGTTTCGGGCATCCTCCGAGAGTTTAAAGAAGCTTCAAGCTTTGCCTTGTGCGTGGTCTTGAGTCTTTTTGTTTTCGGGCTTTCTCTGGTCAATAGTTTCTTTCAACACTAACTCACCCATGAAAACAAAATACAAAACGATACAGATCCGAAACGAGAAAGACCTGAAACGGGCGGAAACGCTATGCGCTCGCGGCTGGCGCGTTGCCTCTGTCGGGTTCTCGTCCATTCAACTGGTCAAAAGCAAATGAAGAAAATTGAAATCTACCCCGTAGGGGGCAATGCGGATGAGTCTCCCCGCTTTGGCAAGGGGGATTGGGCATTCCATAGCCATGCATCCATAAACGGGCGCATTGCCTGCGGAATTAAGGGGCATTTCCTTTGCTGGGATACCTCTATTGAAGACCAAAGCGGATTGCCTACCTGCCCAAAATGCGCGGCCAAGGTTGCCAAGGCAGACTATCCCGCGATTGATTCCCGCATCCGCTCCCGATTTATTCGGGGGCGGGACGGGGCGCAACGCCTCACCAAAACACCATACAACTAATGAAAACACCACAAAACAAAGCGCATGTAACATTCGCCTTCTTTGGCGATTTTCGGCCCGTATCCTTTACGGGGAAAACAACTACAGAAGCGGTTATTAATGCCCTCGCGGCTATTTCGGACCCGCGCATTAGTGACAAGCTAAAAGCCTTGGCTTGGCAGTTTGTGCAGGAAAATAAAGGCAAGGCTCGCGTTGTCTCTATGTCCTCTGAGAGTTACGATTGCGGCCCGATTGCAATCGGTATTGCATCCCGCCCGTTTGAACCTTGGTTAGGCAAACTGGTCGCGGATATGCCCGAATTCCACGCCATCGATTACGCGAAAGGAGTCTGCCACTAATGAAAACCCTTCTTTCTATCGATACAAACGCAAAAACGATCAAAGGTCAGGCAAAAGGATTCCTGACGGGGATTCTTTACCTTGCCCCCGTGAAAGAGTCTGGCGCGATTAATGTCTGCCCTCACGCTTCCCAAGGTTGCGCGGCGGCTTGCCTATTCACGGCGGGGCGCGGGGCATTCGACAACGTCAGAAGCGCGAGAATCGCGAAAACCCTTGCCTTTGTTCAGGATCGGGCGGGATTTATGGAAACCCTCGCGGCGGACGTTTCGCGGCTTGTGAAGAAAGCAGAGAAACTTGGCATGACTCCGTGCGTTCGCCTGAACGGGACAAGCGATCTTCCTTGGGAAAAAATCCCTTGCGGGTCGTTTGCTAACATCATGGAAAGGTTCCCCGCGATTCAGTTCTATGACTACACAAAGAATCCTAATCGGATTGCGGCTTATCTGGAAGGCAAGCTTCCCCGTAACTATCAACTGACATTTTCGCGGTCAGAGGATAACGGACAGATTGCGCTTTCCATCCTCGGTTCGGGCGGGAACGTGGCAATTGTCTTTTCCTCGGCCAAGCTTCCCGAAAGCTTCCAAGGCAGGCCCGTGGTGGACGGGGATGAGTCGGATTTGCGCTTTCTAGACCCTCGCGGATGCGTTGTCGGTTTGAAGGCTAAAGGCAAGGCACGGCGCGATCTGTCGGGCTTTGTCGTTCAGGTCTGAAGGCTTTCCCGCCTTTGTTCCCTGAGTGTGACAGGGAGCAACACGGGGAGACCCATCAAACAAAATACAAATGAAAACAAACGAAATCAAAAAGGGCATGCGCTTTCGCCTCCGCAACGGGTGGCTGGCGACTATGCAGGATAACCGCAAAGGCAACATCCGCATGGCGGAAGTAGAGGGAGACTTCACCGAAACGGGGAGCGTTTACGCGCACGATATTGTTTCCGTTCTAATCGGGGACAATTGGCAAGCCGTAGAGCATACGGGACAGCAGACAAAGGCCCGCGACCTGAATGTTGCGCTTTTCGGCGGATAAGGTAACAGGGTGCGCGGAGTCCGATCCTCACGCCCCGTCCCGCCCGATTTTCGCGCTTTAAATGCCCCGCAAAACGATTTTCTTTCCCTCCCCGCTATGGCAACCCTCCGCCAATCCATCACAAAGGCAGCATCCCGTGACAAGGTGACAAGGGGCATTAACATAAACGACAAGGTGCAACCCTTCACCGATCAAATCCTATCGGGGGAAAAGACAATTGAAACGAGACAAACAAACTCCCTCCGCCCGTATATCGGCCAGCGTGTCGGACTAATTCGGACGGGGAAAGGTCAGGCTTTGCTTGTCGGATTCGCGGTGATCGGGGAACCTATTTTCTACGGGACAAAAGCGGAATTTTCCGCCGATTTTGCGCGGCATCAAGTAGGTGACAAAAGCAAGTTCAGATTTAAACGTGGCGGCAAATTCGGATACCCTCTCACCAAGGTGACAAGGTGCAAACCGCAACCCGTCTTTTCCCGTGGAATCATTGCCCGAAAACTTTCTTGAATTATTTTTAAAAAAACCAGTTGACAAACTTTCTTCCCAAGCTATTTTTACTTTCATCAGACCGAACCTTTCCCCGATAGGGTGACAAGATGAGGAATGAGAAAAACCAAAAACCACACATAGAAAAATAAAACACCATGAGTCACAAAATAGAGCAACCGCATGACATCGTTCTGAGCGTTCAAGGCACAGAATGGCATGGTCTCGCGCAACACGTTAACGCAATCGGAGATCAGGAAGTGAATCCCCTGCTTTTCGACATCATCGAAAGCCCCGCTTACGTTCAGGTGGACGGGGAACAGGCAACACTTGAAGACTACAAAGTCCTCGTGGCGGATCATCGCAAAGTTCGTCCCGATCTTTCAGGGCGTGATGCTCTGGTTCCGCTTCACATTCCGAAAGCGGGATACAAAGTAATATCGAACCGCGAAATCTGGAATGTCATGCAAAAAGCTTTGCGTGATCTGGATTGCGCCGTCACCTCGGTTTGCACCTTGGAGCGTGGAAAGAAGTTTTCCATCTCCTGCGATATCGGAAACTCCGACATGGTGATCAATGGGGACAAGTTCAAAGCCAATCTGAATTTTGTCACCTCGCATGATGGCACGATTGCAATGGAGTCTTTTGATTCCGCGATCCGTATTGTCTGCATGAATACCTTCCAATGGTCGCGGGATGCGGCTCAGAACGTCCTGAAGGTTTACCATACTAAAAATGCAGAGTTTGCGCTGGAGGGTCTCGGTGACCTTCTGAACGCTATCCTCAAAGGTCGCGTGGAATTGGTTCAGGTGATGGAATACCTCGCGAACCACACTTGTGATGCGAATACCGCGCTGGCTATGGCGGCGGGATATTTTTGCATGACAACGGACGCGAAAGACAACAAACTCGCTACCCGTTCGATGAATGCTGCCCGTGAGATTGCTGACCTGTTCGCCAATGGCATCGGAAACAAGGGTCGCAGCCTCTATGATCTCGCTAATGGTGCAACTGAATACTGGACTAGCGGTAACGGCACGGGGCGCAAAGCCAGCGTGGCCTCGCGTGTCTACCGCTCACAGCTTGGTTCGGCGGCGGAGCATAAGCGCAACTTCATTGCCATGCTCGCTGGCTCTGATCGTGTGACCATGTTCAATCGTGGCACAGAAGCTGTCAGGCAAGCCGTCCTAGCGAACTAGGGTTGTCCCGTCTGTCCTCCCGTCAATTGGGGCGGGAGGATAGCAGGGAGAACCATCTCCACAAAACCACAATGAAAACCAAATCGAAAAGTAAAACAGAAGAGGTTCTGTCAAAACATTTGACAGAATTAACCATCATCGCGGCCACCGCCATCGATGAACTGACAATAAAATACGGGGACGATTACGGGAAAACCCTTAACAGGCAACTTTCTCGCGTCCTTGGCAAAATAAGGAGTGGAAAATGAACGCACAACAACTCATCAATCGAATCCAGAAGATGTGCGACCATCATGGGGTCGATCCCCGCAAGGTCGATATCAACTATCGGCACAGCAATAACTCGGATGTCTATATGGTAAAACACGTTTGGGAAGACCTCTACGATGCCGAATCAAATAGCATCCTAACATCGATCAGTCTTGTCACCTTTGGCGGCGAGACTAGGTAAAGCACTCCATCCGCCCCTTGGTGACAGGGGGCGGAATGGGTTGCTTTAACCCCAAACAAAACACCACACCATGAACACACTGATTAATAAATCCAAAGTCAAAAAATACATTCTGGAATTCGCGGAGGCTAATCGCGCCCACAAGTTTTCCAGAGTAAGTCAGGAAACTATCGACAGAGTCGAAGCGGCGGCACGTTCCGCTTGCAAGGCTATCGTGACAGCAGCACCATCGAAAGGAAAGACGCTGTGAGCTACTCAATCTCAATCGAAAAAGAAATACCCATAGGTGACAAGGTGTTCTATGCCTTTGTCGAAGCCGATCTGGAATTTCGGGATTCTGAAGACCCTGAACCCTGTGGTCTGGAGATCACAAAAGCCGAAATCCAAACGGAAGAAGGCATTGATCTGCCAGTGGACTATGAGGGGCGGCAGATAGAAAAAGTCATCGTCACGGGGCATCCAGAGCTTACAGAGGCTATAGATCAAGCCCTATGGGATGAAGTCCAGAGGTTCACCGAAGATAACCTAGCAGACCTAGCTAGGGATATGCGGGACGCTTACGACGAACGCGACCTGTGAAACGCAAAGTCTCCATCGTAATTGATGACGAGAACCCTCTCATTCCGAAATGGAGTGAGAGGAGTCGCGCCATCCATCCTTTGATGGTTCTGCTTTCGGGACTGAAGGTAGGAGAGTCCTTCACTTGGCCTGCAATGGCAAAAGAGAATTTGGAATTACTGCGCGCCCGCGCTCATGGTTACGCCCGATCCCACGGGAAAAAGTTCGCTACTAGGTTGGTGACAAGGGGCCGAAACAAACCCACCATGATGTTCTGGAGGACAAAATGAATCATTTGCCTTTTGTTGCCCACTTCTTTTCTCCTGCTCGCCGTCTGGCTCCCCGTCCCTTCCTATCGGGACGATTCCGAATGGCAGCAAAGCGGATGGCTTCCTTTTCTTTAGGAGTCAAGGGCGGAGGAACAAATGGTTTCTCTGCCACTGGCGCTGGAGCTTCCCCTTCTTCGGGAGGAAAGTCGTGGATAGACCATGAAGATTTCATTGAACGTCAAATGACGGGCAATGTCTAACACAATACACATAACCATGAAAACAAAAATACAGAGCTACAAACCAAAGTTTAAATTAAAACTACCCTACGGGGGAGGTGACCTGACGAACCTTGAGATGGTTCTTCGCCGTCATATGCTTCGGGAGTTCAAAGACCGAAACAATCTCTCCTACATGAAACCCTTAACCCGCATGGACGTTCGGGATGCTGTCAAAGCTATCCGCTACATCAAACAAGCCAAACTGGAGGTTGCCAATGTGGACTGACGCTCGCGGGGAAACCCACTTTGAGTTCTGGGAGGGAATCAAGCTTGCTGGTCGCACCTTCAGGTCTCTCCCGTTATTTAACCTCTGCCATGAATACGGCACAGCACAGGTGCTCGGAGCTTGTATGCACTTGGGTTGCTTCCCATATGCTGAAGACTTGGCAGCAGTCAAAGAAGAATGCCAACGACAGGAGGATTCCTATGTTTAATTGGCCTGACTTCTGGCATGATCTCAAAATCAATTTGGGATTTAAATTCAAACCGCAACCTTCGCTACTGGCGCTGGGCATCCATTGGACGAACAATGTCAAATGGGTTCCTCGTCTGGTAGCCTACCGCCAGTTAGACAACTGGACATCCAACAAACACCATGAAAAAGAAAACTAAAAAGTCGGGCGCATCACAGCGCGAAAAGCAACTGAAGAAAGCCATCACAAGTCGCCTTGCTGAGAAAGGAATCAGCAAAGATTGGATGAAGAAAAACCTGATTGTGATTTGCTGACCATGATCTTTAGACACATAACCAAGTCGGCCCTTCACGCTGAGAAGCGCAACAAGGGGAGGATATTCGTATGGAATGAATCGGGAACCATCGAACTAACCTTGGGCATCAAGGAAACAAAGGAGATGGAAGATCGGTTCTTCATCGATATCGAAGACACGATCTCGGATGAACTAATGGGGAAACTATTGGAGCACTTCCGCGATCTCGGACAACTCTACAACGTGGAGGATCTATGCTTAACCTAATCGAATCCTTTGGGACTCTCGTTAACACGATTGTTCTATTGATTGTGGTTGTGCTTTTCGCGGCAACCATCTTCCACCAAATCATAGAACTATTCAAAAAATGATAGATCTATTTTTCATCCTGATGTTTGTATTCGTTTTCGGATACATCATCTTCTACAACATCGATCAAATTAGAAAATACAGAAAATGAAACCCTACGCATTCCTAGCAACCATCGTGGCTGTCTCCGCATTTTTGTGTGTGGTAACTGCCATCGAAGCACCGCGCAAACCAGAACGTGAGAAGGTGTATGTCCTTCCTCGCGTTGAGGAGATGAAGGAAGACCCAACCCCATTCAGCCTCTGATCTCCGAAACGACCATTGCTTCGATAGCGGCGAACGTCCGTCTCTCTGAATTAGCAGGGGATTACTTCCCTGTGAAACAGAGGGGCGGGCGATTCTCTGCTCTATGTCCCTTCCATCGGGAGAGGACTCCTTCTTTTTTTATTAATGATGACAAGGGAAGCTACCATTGTTTCGGATGCGGGGCGGGGGGATCGGTTTTCCGATTCGTCATGGAGATGGACAAGATCAACTTCCCCGAATCTGTCCGTAAGCTTGGGGCCAAGGCGGGGATAGCTATAGAGGAGCAGGAGAGTGAGGCCGACAAGCTACGAAAGGGCTTGGTATCAGTAGTCTATAAAGCCCACCAACAATTTTTCAGTTTGCTTTTAAGTAAGGAGGGGGTCGAGGCCCGCAAGATCCTCAAGGAACGGGGATTTAATAAAGAGATCTGCGAGGAATGGAAGATCGGCTTTGCTCCGAAACACTACGCTTTGTCTGGTAATACCGATCATCATACCCTATCGGGTCTAACCTACGACAATGGGACACTACGTTTTACCAATCGGATTATGTTTGGGATAGCAGATGAAGCGGGGACTCTGGTTGGATTCAGTGGGAGAACGACCGATAACCACCCTGCAAAGTATCTTAACTCCCCCGAATCCTCCATCTTCCACAAGGGAAAGCTTCTCTACGGGCTGGATAAGGCCAAACGATCCATCATTGATTCGGGTCAGGCTGTCATTGTCGAGGGACAGATTGATACTATCAGGTGCCACTTGAATGGGATTACCAATGCCGTTGCTCCTTTGGGCACGGGATTTACCGCTACCCACGGGGCCACCATTCGCCGTCTGTGCGAAGAGGCTGTCTTGGTATTTGATGGGGATAAAGCGGGGCGAGAGGCGTCATTTAAAGCGTTTGCGGGGCTGGCGAGCCTTGGCGTGAGAGTTAAGTCTGTCATGCTGGCAGACGGAGATCCTGATTCCTTCTTGGTTTCTGGCGGAGACCTTGCGAGCCTGATATCAAAAGCCAAACCATATCCCGAAGCACTGGCAGAATCGCTTGATAAAAAATCAATTGAGGATAAACAGATTGCCATGGGCAAGGTCGGGCAAGCCCTATCAGTCTTGGAAGACGGGATTGAAAGGGATGAGTTAGCCAATCGGTGTGCGAAGCTGCTTGGTATCAAGCCTTCACAACTAAAGAAAAAGATGGCAATGGGC